TGAGATCGAGACGATCTTCTCCTCGAATCTCTTCTCGCTCAGCTCGTTCAGCCCGTAGGTGATTAGCTCGAACGGCTCGACATCATGGATGATGATCGCCTGCGCGTCCGGGTTGTCTCCACCCTCCGTGTTGAAGAAGAAAACATCGTTCGCGTCCGTCCCGTCGAGGTCGCTGTCCACGATGATGTTTTCCTGCTTGATAAGGTTCTTGCACAGATTCTGCACTGCCGTCCCCGACAAGTAGTCGGTCTCCGGACTGAACAGCGTGCGCATCGTGAACTCAAGCGCCGCAGGGCATACCACCGTGTCCGGAGCCTGCCCGAACGTCTGGATATCCTCCGCGTCCACTCGCCCAACCACGAACTTTCGCATTCGCGGCCATACCGCTTTGACCACGTTCTGGAAGTTCACGAGACTTGTTCCGCTCGCCGTGATCGTGTTGCTCTGCACTCCGCCTTTGATCGGATGATCCGTGTCGAAAAAGTATTGCCCGTCCCAGCATTTCGTTGCCGACCCCGCCAGCAGAGCCGCCTTTACCGCCAAGTCCGGCGCGGCCGCTCCCTTGTAGCCGATCCCTTTCGACAACTGCTCATACCGCGTTATCCGGCCGAACTTCAGGTCGCGCAGATGCACGTCCATCGTGTTCTCCCAGTCGTCCGCCAGATATTCCGCGCTGACCTCAATCGGCGTGAAATGCTTCTTCGCTCCCACATGCTTGCGCATCGCGGGCGCTCCGTGTATCCACGTCAGATCGAGTTTGTCCATCCCGTTTCCGAGGATCGTCTGGCAAATCTTTGAATACTTCGGCGTGAACGTGGAGTTCGCCGCCATCGCCAGCCCCTGAAAATTCGTGATGTGTTTCAACAATTCAAGCATCTTTGTTCTACCCTCCTTTCGTTAGGGTGTGTTAGATCGTCGCTCCTGTGAGCGTGTGATTGTCTATCCGAACCATTCCGAGCGTCGAGCTGATGTACTGCGACACCGTCCCGGCTCTCAGCCTGTTAGTGCTGTACGCCCCGGCCAAGCATGTGTGGTTGTCGTTAGCATACGCCGGCAACCCCACGCTGGCCTGCGTGAACGTTCCAGAAAAAGCGCATTCGAATTCCCCGTCCACGAACACAGCCGCCAGCTTCTCTCCGATCAGCCCCGCGCTGTTGTCCACCGACTCCGCCGCGAACCCAGCGTAATACCGGTTCGTCAGCGTTGACGTTTTGTACACCTCAAGTCCGCCCGTCGCTTTGTTCACCACTGTGAACGTCCCGCTGAGTATCTTCGAGGCGGCCGCCACCTTCATCGGAACCTGCGACCTCGCGTTCCGGTTGTTTACCTGCAGCCCTACTGTTGTATCCGACATCTTTCACCTCCATCCTTTTCAAGTTCAATTCCGAGTTCAATCCCGCCGGGCCGTCTTCTTCTCTCAGACCACCCCGGCTTTTTTCAGCGTGCTCTTGTACAGCGTCGGGTTCTTCTTGAACTCCTCCTTCGACACGCCAAGATACTCCTTGTGCGCGTCGTAGTACCTGTCGTCGTCGGCGAACTCGTCCGCGCCGCCCGTCGCCAGCCTCGCTGTGTCCGGCCCGATTTTCGGCATCGCGGACAACAGCCTCTTGTACGCGTCCAGCGGCGTCTCCATCGCGGGTTTCCCGTTGTCGTCGAACTCCACTGTTTTTTCTTCCGCCGGCAGGTTCATCATCGTTGTGACGTGCCCCGCCTTCTGGAAAGGGAGTATCTTCCCTTCCAGCGCCAGACCGTCGCAGAACTCTTCGCACCCGCGCCTCTTAGCCTCTGCCTCGATGCGCGCCTGCAGCTTCTCGACGCTCGCCAGCGCCGACGTCAGCTTTTCGGACGCCGCTTTCTGCGCGTCCGAAAACTCATCCGTCTTTGCTGTCTCCGTCTTCGCTTCGGGTTTCTCTCCGGCTCCGGCTTCAACCTTCTTTAGCCGGTCGTCAAACGCCGCGTCTCGCTCGGTCGCTCCGGTCACGAAGTTCTCTACCGTCTTCGTCAAGTTCCCCAACTGCGTTTTCAGTTCTTCCAGTTGCTTTTCCATCTTCTCACCGCCTCCTGAATTATTTTTTGCGACGCCTCCGTCGCTGAATTCCAACTCCCCTATCTCCAAATCGCAGAATACAACTTCGTCCGAGTCCGAAAACTCCACCGGCGGTAGCCCCTTGCACCCCGGCGGCGTCCCGCCTAAAAACGCCAAGTGCCTCAAATACGGCCCGCGCCCATTCAGATCGTGGTAAAATTTCGGACTGGTGTACTTGTAAAATCCGCCTCGCACACTCTCCACAAACGGCTCTTTCAATCCCTTCAGCCGCGCCTGCAGGTTCGCCCCTGCCAGCCTCAGCCCCGCCACATACCCCCACGCCGGACTGTCCGTAGCCGGATGCCCCGCCGTCACAGGCGCCTCCGCGTAAGCCGGGTCGTAGTTATCTACCACCTGTTTCAGCCTCGCCGCATCCCAGTTCCCCTTCCCTTGATTGCGGTAGTCGCCCGCTCGAAAGATGGTTATCCAGTTTGTGTTCATCCCTGACCCCCTTCTAAAGCGCTCTAAACCTTTTCCTAATTCGCGTCTCCCGCGTTTTTTCCCGCCCATCGTGTATTCGGGCGGGTAGGGGCGGCGCGCGCTTATATCGCGTTTCCCGCGTGGCCTCCCCTCGCACATTGTCGAGGGGAGGCTTTTTCTCGCGGGCCTATCGGCCTCAAACCCCTCTGGGGTTTTTGTTTATCGTCAGCTACGCCGCTTTCAAAAACTTCGGCGCGTACTTCACCGGCCCCATCTGTACAACCGTTCCGCTATCTCTTACCGCTTCCTCTGTCAGCCTCACCCATGTGCATCGGCAGTTGTAATCAAACGGCGGGGCGTACTTTTGCCACCACGGGTGGTCCCACCTCAACACTAGTCCGTTTATCGCCGCGTGCTCCGGCCGCGTCGCCGAGTCTCCCACCGCCACTATCCTCACGTACGGCAGACTCTCCCGGAATAACTCGCTGTTCTCTGCAACCAGCCGTCCGCCGCTGTACGCGCTCGCGCTGTTCGTCCTCAAAACCGTCTCCAAATGCCACCGGCCCATCCGCCCCGCGCCCACAGCGTCAAATATCTTGTCAACTTCACCCGCCCATTCAGCGAAGCTTCCTCCGCTCTCCATGAATGTTTCGATTTGCGACGCCAGCGACTGCCTTAAATATTCGTTTTCCAGCCCCGCAACCTCGAACACTCGGCTCGCCACCGCGCTCTCCATCGCCGCATACTCTGCCTCGCTCCGCCCCGTCATCATTCGCCAGAACTCAAGCGCCTGCTCCGGCGGCAACTCCTCAAACAAATCTTCCAATATCGCCGCGCTCGCAAAGCTCGCTCCCGTCCCCGGCGTCCTCACTCCCTGCGCCCTCGCCATCGCGTATGAATCCGCCGCCCCGGCCAACGCCAGCCGCGTCGCGTATCCGCTCAGCGCCCTCGCAACTTCCGCCTTTACGTCTATCCGCCGCGCCGCTCTCAATGCCCCCGCGTAATCTCCTGCCGCTCTCAGCGCTCCCTTTATCTTATCTCTCGCGGTCTCGTATGCCGCGTCAAATGCCTCCGACGCTTTTTCTCCAGCGGCTATCGCCGCATCCAATTTCGCCTCGGCTTCGCTTTCCATCGTCCCGTCCCCAAACGCGCTCGCCCCGCCAAAGCTTATCCCAGCCGTTTCCTGCTTTCCTTTTAGCGTGTCCTCAGTCCCCGCCGGCGCTTCCAGCCCCAGCTTGTCTCGCACTTGCCCGACGCTCAAATCAATTCCCATTCCCCACGCCTTAAACGCTCGCTCGCACCACTTGTCTAAGTCTTCGCTCTCGCTCGTGTCCAACCTGTAATACGGGTACGGCTCGCTGACCCCGTTGTAAAAACACAGCCTGTTCGTTAAATCTCTCTGTACGGTTCTCTCCAAGCTCCGACAACTGAACACGCCTAACATGTCCTGCTCGCCAGACTGTGTCTGGCTCGCCGCGTACGCTCCCCCGTTGTCTCCTATCTCAGTTGTGAGCGTGTTCCCCAAAAACACTTTGCTTATCTCCGCGTTGCACATGTCTATCACCGCGCTGTGCGCCGCCGTCGTCCCGTGCCTCTGCGCCTCCAGCAAGGTCACTTCCACGCTCTGCGGTATCCTTATCCCGCACGATACCTGTATCGCGTCTATCGCTTCCAGCACGGCTTCCTTCACGCCTGCGGGAGCCGCATCCGGATACTTCGCTATCACTGTCGGGTTGCCGAATTTTTCGAGGAAAATCATGTACCACTTAACGCCGTGCTTCTTAAAGAACCAGTACCAGTACGCTTTCTCCAGCAGCCCGCGTCCCCACCAGTTTTGCTTGTACGCCCAAAACCGATGCACTATCAGCTTCTCTTCGGGCGGCTCGATCCATCCGCCCCCGCTCTTTATCAGCCGCGCCTTTCCGCCCTCCCCGAATATCACTCGCTCAGGCGGTATCCCCTCCAGCGCGTCAACCAGCCACTTCCCATCCCGCATCGCCCACACGTTTTCCACCACGCTGTATCCCACCAGCTCCGCGTGTAATACTTCCATCAGGGTCTCAGGATTTAGCGCCCTGTCCATCAGCCCGTATATCAGCTCGGCTTCCTCCTGCGCCCGCGCGTTTCCCGCCATCGCCGGATGCGGCTCCACCGTCCATTCCCTCAGAGCCACCGCGTACAACCGTTTTTGAGCCACCGCAAAGATATGCGGGTCGTCCAACATCTTGTCGTACACTTGCTGCCCGGCGGCCGTGATCCCGCCGACGCTCCCTATGATGTTGCTCTGGTTCCGCGTCAGTTGCATGTACTCCGCAAACGCCCGAAGGTCGCTCAGAACCTCGCTTAAATTCCCTTCTTCCGGACGTCGCCGATCCTTGTTGTTTTCCGCCGTATCTGTTGTCACGCCGCGCGCCTCCGTTCTCTCCGCTTCGCCCGACGCTCAGCCGCGTCGCTGAACATTCCATCGCCCGCCCGGCGTCCTCCTAATTCCTCGAACTTCCCGCTCCCGCCGGCTCCGGCTCCCAAATATTGCGCCAGCCACACAGCCCCATCTACCGCGTCCGGCCCGTCGTCGTTTACGTTTGTGTTCGGCCAATAGACGAACTGGTCTATCAGCAAGTCCATGTCCCCGCAGTCCATTTCTCCGTCTGCGCAAAAGACCAGTTGCCCGTTCTCTATCAACGGCTCCAGCGACCCTATCCGCACCGCCTTGCTCTCCAACCGACCGCGCATTTGCAGCGGTATCTGATACCCTTTCTCTTTCCCGAACAGCTTTAGCAAGTCCCTAAACAGACTCTGAAACGCCACTTCTTCCATGCCGTTGCTCGCTGTTCCAAATCGCTGCTTGAACTCATACAGCGCGGACATCATCTCCGTCGTCGTCGCGTGCTTCATCCAACAGTACAGAGCCGTGTATCTCGATCCGTCCCAGCCCAACACAACGATTGCTTTGTAGTCGTTGTGCTCTTCCGCTTTTGCGCTCGCGTCTGTGTACGTCACGATAAACTGCTGGCTCGCAACCAGCTCTTTCGTCAACAGCGGTCGTTCCCTCTTGAACCACTTCCTCGGAAACTTCTGGCTCGCTTCATCTACCGCTATCCCGCGATATTCTTGGTTGTATGCTCTCGTTCCGATTGTGCTTCTGATGCTGCGCAGTTTCTCTACGCTGAATCGCGCCGGCCAGAAACTCCACGTGATCTCTTCATCGCTCGCTTCATAATTCTTTCGCAGCCACTCCGGCGACTGCTCGCCGTCCATGAACCTCGCCAGCACGCTTCCCGGAGACAAGATTGTCCCCACGTACACCAGCCGCCACCCGTCAGGCTCAAGCGCCGGTATCACCGTCGCCTTGATCCATGTCTCTTTCTTGTCCAGTATCTTCGGGTTGCTCTGCTCTTCATCCTTCTCGTAATCGTCTAGCACAACCCTGTCCGGCCTGTACGCTCCGTGCCTCAGCCCTCTGATGCGCTGCTTAAAGCCGCGACCAAGTATCCTGATTCCGTTGGCCGTCACGATATCGTCGCTCTGCCATTTCCTCTTCCCGCGCAAATCTCCAAAATCGTTCCGCAGTCGTTCGTTTTCTTCTATCTCCAGCTTTATAAATTCAATGAAGTCGGCCGCTAACGCGTTCGTGTCGCTGATAATCAGCATGAAGCGCATCGTCGAATAACAAATCTCCTGCAGCGGTTTGGCGAAACTAGCGATTACGCTCTTCGCCCCGCCGCGCGGAGCCGTCACCGCTATCGGCTTGTTCATCGTCTCGATCAACGCGGCTAAATCAGAGTGATACTCCGGGGATTCGTTTCGACAGTAGTGCGGGAAATACGTCTTCAAAAAATATATAAGGTCGGTTCCCGCTCGCTTAATTCGTTCGGCCTTCGCCTCCGGCGTGTCGTTCTCGAACGGCGCGGCCTCGACCTTCAGCGCTTTCCGTATCTGAGCGAGGTCGGCGTCTAGCGCCCGTTTTGTGTACTTCTTTTTCTTCGCCACTTTCGGCTCCTCAGATTATCGGCATCGGCGCGTCTTCGTCGTCCACTTCATCCGTGATCTCTCGTATCCTTTTCATCAGCCGCTCGTATTTCGCTTTCGCGTCGAAGATCGTTTTGGCCTGCGCCATTATCCGGTTCGCGTCAACCTTCGCCAGATCGGACTCGATTGTCGCGATATTTAGCACGTCCGACGCTACTCGATACTGCTCGTTTAACTCTCTGGCCGCCTCTACCAGCTCGACGCGCTCGCCCACTAATATCCGTTTTCGGTCACTCGCCATTTGTCTGTTCTCCCAACTGCTCGATGTAGTCGATAATGTGCGGCGCGAGCGCCGCCGCCAACGTCGCGTCTTTGTCTTTTACCGCCATCCCAAATCTGCGAAGGTGCTTTACTCCCACTCGCAACTCGTCTTGCGGGTCGCTCAGCGACTCCATGATTTTGTTCATCTTCGCCAGCGTGTCGCTGTCCGCCGACGTCCAATCTCCGGGGTCTTTCTTCTCCAACGCGGTCACAACCTTCGCCGCTATCCGCCGCGTCGTCTCCGGTATCCCCAGCACTCCCGCGACAAACTTCTCTCGCAGATCGTCCCAGTTCCCCTTCGACCGCCACTTGCTCAGCGTCGTGTCGCTCACATAGCCCCGGTCGTATCCGTGATTCTCTTGCAGCCGTATCTGTATCTGCGATATCTTCAACGCCCCTTCGACGTACATCTTCTTCGCTTCGTGATACAATCTGTTTTCTTTGCCTATCTCTTTTCCGCTCACGTCTCTCTCCTAAAAAAACAGCTTCGCGATTCCCGCTCCGCTTAACGCGCTTGCCACCGGAACAATCCACCTGAGAACCGCGCTCAGCGTCACCGTGCTTGTCTTCGTGTCTCCGCTCACTGTCACTGTCTGCCTGTTCTCTCCGACTCCCGCTCCCGGTCGATCCACCCGCTCCTCTATCCGGCTCATCCTCTCTACCGGCCTCTCGTATATGTCGTTGTTCCTTTCGCTGATAACCTTGAATATTTCGTCAATCCGACGGTGCAACGTGTGCAGGCTTTTCGCTGTCGTGTCCTCCGCCCGCACCTGCTCTTGGCAGTGCGCTTGAAAGATAGACTTGATTTCCTGTATGTCTCCGCCCAGCTTTACCCGCAACGACTCCCACTGCGATTTGTGCAGCTTCTCCTCCGAACTTAGCTTGCTTTCAAGCGTGTCTCCCAAAGCGTCGAATGACGCCTCCAGAGCCGCTAGCCTTTCCAGCAGTTTCACCATGTCGTCAGGGGGCATTCCTCAAGTTCCTCTCAGTGTCTTTGTGTGTTCTATCGAGCTTTCCGTTTGATTCTTTTTTCCTATGGCTCCGTGCAGCCGGGTGTCACCGTATCCGTGTGGCTCCGTGTGTTTGGGTGGCGCTCACAAACTTGTTTGTGCGTGGTCTCCCTAAAAAACTTTCTTAAACCATTTACCGGCTTTGCGGAGGAGCTTTTTGCCGTCGCCGCTCTGGAGGACGGCGGCGATCACGGCGGGCTGGTTGACGTCTATCCCGCCGTTAGGTGTTATCTCTACAAGGTCGGAAAGCTGCTCGGCTGTGAGCTGTGTGTTTTTCGCGGCCTCGGCCACGACGGCCTCTTTGACGGCCTCGGCGGGCACGGTGGTTGAACCGGAGTCTTTCAGCAGCGAGCGGGCCGAAGCGGCGGCGGTGAGAACCGCGCGCAGGACGTCCTCCGCCTCTGTGAGTTTTCCGGCGCGCTTAGCCAGCGATAAAACAAGGGCGACAGCTAACACGGCGAGCAGGTCGGCGTGTTCCATCGCGAGTCCGATAAGGTTTGTGAGTTGCATTTTTTTGCCTCCGCAAGTTTCTTTTCTGCAATTATGCGGCGGCAATTTCGGGGTTGCTAAGGAACGAATAATAGGTTTTATTGCGACGCGTATTTGTCAGTGAAAAAGTGGTTTAAACGAAACACGCCCCTTTGTAAAAGGGGCGGCTTTTCGAGGTTCCTGCAACGAATCTTTTAATTTGGAGTGCGACAATTCATTGTCGCTTTGCCTTGACGGGGATTCATCCCCTGCTCAGCCTCCACTCAATATCCTCCGTATGTGCGGCAAGCTTAGTTGTTTCTCTCTGGCGATGCTGCGCAACTGATCCGGGTCTCCTGTGTGTGACGCCTTGATAGCTCTATCCCTAGCAGCCCGCGTCAGACTCGACTGACTCTGGAAGTACACCTGCTGACCGCCGTAGTGCTCAGCTAGCCGCGCGATAACTGTCAACACCGCGTTCTCTCCGAGGTCTTCCACAAGAAGGTCGAAGACTTCACGGTAGGTTTCCGTGAGGTCTTCAACCCGTATGTCGATTCCCTTTAGCGCGCTCATTGTGCCCTCGGTATAAAAAACTTGCACGGGTCCGTCGTGTTCGACGACAGCCGCCTGTAGGCTGTTGACGAGGCTTTGCGCGGAGACATGCCTGCGTTAATGCGCATCCACTCTCCCGCAATTACCGCCGCGCACGTGTTCAACACGGCGCAGTCAGGGCAAACGCCTTGCTCTCTTTCAAACGCCCTTCCTCCGCATCCATCAGCCGCAGCCTGTTCGTTATCTGAAACGCTTCCTCCGCGTTCTCCGTATCCTCCGGGTCCGCTTTCAGCAGAAGCATCAGCGTGTCTAGCCGTCTCAAAAGCGCGGTTTTGAACGCCGTTCTCTTTCCCGCCATTCTCGGCTGTATCGTTGCTATTCGTTCGCTCATCAGTCATGTTCTCCCTCCGTCAGTTTTTTAATGTTTTTCCGGGTGGCACGCACAAACTTGTTTGTGCGTGTTGTTTCGCAACTGCGAGCAGCCGCGCCACCGTCTCCGCCAGCCGCTCTGCGACTGATCCGCCATAAGGCGCTTTCCCAAAATAAAGCCCCGGACAACTCTTAGGCCCGCCGTTCGGTTTCCCGGAGTTCATCAGCCGCTGAACCATCTCTCCATGACCCCACACGTCTCGGCCATATATCAGCTTGTATGTCTTGCACCAAAACGTCACGATGTCCCACAGTTTAAGATACTGCTGAGGTGTGGGTTCGGTCAAGTCAAAATTGCCTATCAGACACACGTGCAGGCTGTGAGCGTTTGCGCCATAACAACCGTTGGCCACAGTCTCCTCGCTGACGAGCCGATAAACTTTTCCGTCTGCGCTGGCCACAGGTTTCTTCGCGGAGTAAGAATGATAGTTCGGATACTGATTTCCAATAACCACGTGATAGCCGGGAACCTTCCAGCCGTTGCCTTTCGGTTTCGGGGTGGTGTGCCAGCGCACTATCTCGTCGCCGTCTCCCCAGTGACTCGCGCTATGGTGTATTATGATTGCGTCAATTTTTCTCATCGTCCGATCATCCCCCTGTCATTCGCCGCCTTCAAGGCTCTTTCTTGTAGTGTCTCTCTCCGGCATTCGCTGTCTGTGCAGGTCCGCCGGTCCGCGCACATCAGGCACATCCGCAGGGCGGACATGTCGTAACCGCCGAGGGAGTTCCTCGGCGGGTCTGTCAGTCGAGGCAGTCCGCGCAACGGCGTTTGCCGTCGTTGCCCTTCGTCAGGCGGGAGTAGTGGGGAAACATCTTCCCGCAGTCCGCGCACCGCGCTCCTCTGCCACGCGGCTTTACTTTCTTCGCGTTTAACTTCTTGACCACTTTGTCCGCCATCGCCTTCACTTCGGCCCGGCTCTTCGGGGGGCGTCCCAGCCGCTTCTTCTCCTGCTCTCTCCCCGCTTTCAGCACGTCCCGCTCTGTCACTCCGTTGTTGCGCAGCAACAGGTCTGCGGCGTCCGGGATGTCCTCCGGCGTCTCCTGCCCCGCAGGGCGCGGGGCGTCTCCCCGCTGAGCTTTTTTTGACGACATAATCTCCGCCAGTTCCTCTGCCGTGTAGGCGTCTTCGTGTCTCCGTGGTTCCTCCTCCTTTTCCCCTTCGCCGAAAGTTCCCACCTGCGCGGGTATCTCCGGCAAAGCGCTTCCGCCGCTGCCGCCCACAACAACAATGTGACTCTTCACGCGCTCGCTCAGTCCGAACACCCCGGCCACCGCCGCCGCTCCGCCTGCCTCCCGGATTTCTTCCAGCGTTCCGTCCATCTCTGTAAATTCAGTCCGTCTCACAATTCTCATTGCTATCCCCTCCTTAGGGTTGTTTTTATTTGGAGTGCGGCGATTCATCGCCGCTTTGCTTTACCGGGGATTCATCCCCGGACTTCTTCTTCCCATCCATCCGGTAATTCGGGTCTCTCTGCCTAATCGCCTTCAGGGAGTTCAAGATTGTCTGAGCCTCCCCCACCGTCTGCGGCCACGGACGTTTTATCTGCCGCGTGTTGAAAGTTCTCTGCGCTTCGAGGTCTGCGCCCATCGCCGCATACGCGAGCCGTATCTGCTCAATTTGCCATGCGCTCACGCTGTCCGTTTTCCGTCTCCGCTCCCGCGACGCCCTGTGCGGATACACCCTGACAACTTGGCTCTCCGCTCCGCTCTCTGGAGGAGCCTCGCCCGCGCGACGCATCAGTTCCTCGATGAGCCGGACGCCGTCCGACGCGGTGAGTTCCCGCAGTGATTCCTTCCCGACTATCGCCGCTGTGGTCTCTCTGCGATATCCGTCCTCTGTTATCCCCAGCGACTTAAACAGCCTGAAGATGTTTCGCCGCTGGTCATCGGATAATGGTTTCAATTTCTTCCTCCTTTCGTTTGCGACGTCCGGGGCTTGAACCCGGATGCCTGCCAGTCGCCGTACCCTTCGACTTGCTTTGCTCTGCTCAGCTAAACTCGGCTTCGCTATGCTTTGCTCCGCTTTGCTGCGCTTGAATGTTTTTGTTTTTATCCTTTCTAAATAGCGCCACGATCTGGCTCTGCGTCGGTAGTAAATGACTGTTGCCAGTCTCTTCGATTTTCTTGACGGTCTTGGGCTTGGTGAACATGTTTATCACGCCCAGCGCTGCGGCGGTCGCCTCCGCTTTGCGGGACTCTTCGGGCGTTAATGCTCCTCTGTCTATCGTGCTGGCCACCCGAATGTTTTTCCTAGTCCGGCGTCGGATGCCGCACAGCCCCCGCGTCATGGTGTTTATCTTCTCGCGGGACGATATCATGCGAATTCGCTTTTGCCCTCTCTCGCGTTCCCACACCAAATCATAATTTTGCATGACGTAGTTAATCGCGCTCTGCAAGTTTCCATATCCCTCGCCGCCCGGCGCGGTGTCTTTTCCGCAAATCTTTTTAAGCTCTTCATCCGTATACACCGCGCCTACGCCGCCCTCCTTCAGGGCGTCTATCAAGGCTCGCGTTGCCAGCGCAAACCCGTCGTAATAGGCAATTGTTTTTACGTTGTCCATTTACGCAACCTCCGATATCTCAATATTCTTGACAGTGAATCTGCCGTTCATTCCTCCCTTGCGAGCGCGCCATCTGCCCAACCCGATAAACTGTCCGGCTTTTTCCAGATATTCAATTACCTTTTCCGGGTGATCCATTAGCACGGGGTCTACAAGCGTAAGCGTTATCTGCGTTTGCCATTTTGGGATTATTGGAAAATACTTCAACACTCGCGATCCTCCGCCTTTCTTACCGTCTGACGGAACGTATTGCGCGTGCGCCTCCACCGTATCAGGATCGACTCCGAGATCGGCGTCATCGAAAACCATCAATCCAGCGTCAATGAATTTCGTGTATGTCGCGTTTCGTTTGCCCGGCACGCTTTCAGACAAAAACTGCGAGATGTCCGTCATCATGTTTTTGATGGCGTTGCCCGGTATGATTACGTTGCCGTTCGCTCCCACGTGCATCCTCTCGCGCCATGTCCGCAACTCGAAAGCGTCATGGGTCTCTCCTGAGTCCTTCTTCGTCGTAATCATTCTGTTAAAACTGATTGGAGCCGCTCCGACTAGCGTTGCATTGATTTGTTTCATTGTGTTTCCCCTCCATTTGGGATTATTTTTACGCGCTCTCTCGGACGAGCTTCTCTCTCTCGTCCGCCGCGCGCTTGCACGTCGGACACATCAGCCGGTTCTTTAAATTGAATCCCCAGCCTTCTTGCTGCAACCGTGTGACGTCTTCCCGGATCGGCGTCTGGTCGCTGAGCTTTTCTTCTCGTCCACAGCCCAAACATTTAATCGAGTATTCCACTTCCGCCCCTCCTTTCGTTTCGCTTTTCTTTTTCCGGGTGGCACGCACAAACTCGTTTGTGCGTGTTCCCGCTCACTTCGCCTCTGCGATTTTCTGTATGTCAGGCTCGCAGCGCGGCTTGTCTTTGATTTCCAGCCACGCTCCGACTCTGGTCAGAGTGTTTGCGTCGAGCTTCTTGAGTTCATCTTTGTCGGGCGTCTCTTTGACTTTCACGCACGCGCTCATCCCCGCTGACTTCAACGCCTTGATCACCGCTTCGGCGTTCTTCCAACTTACGGAGGTCACCACCTTGAACGCGACATAGCCGAACGTAAGTTCTTTTTTCCTCGCTCCGGTGAACTCTTCTTTGCGGCTCTCGGCGTATTCCAGCACGGCCTTCTCCAACTGCTTGCGCTCCACCGTCTCCGCCGCTGTCAGCCGCTCGGCTTCTTCTTTTGCGGCGTTTATCTTCAGGTTCATGTCGCCCTCGACTTTTGTCTTCAGGATGTCGATCTCCCCCATCCGCCGCAGGGCTTTGTCCACGTCGTCCCAACTCTTAAACTGAATCGCTTTTTTCTTTGCCATTTCTGTCGTTCCTCGCTCTCTCGTTTTTTTACTTGCTTTCTATCAACTCTTTTTTAACGCCTTGCGGCAGCAGACCTCGAAGGTCTTCTCCGCTCATCTGCTCGAAATCCGCTATCAGTCCCTGTAACGCTCCCCTCAGATTCGTCCGCTTGCCGACCGCCAGATTCAACGCGGCGGTGTACGCCCGCGCTGTGAACTCGTCTATGTGGGGTTTGGCGGACGCCGCGCTGCACGGCAACCAGTATCCGCCGGCGCGTGAACTGCTGGCCACCGGGATGTTGTGCGCAAACCTCAAATGCAACACTACTCCCCGAAGCTCTCTCTCGCTCAGTCGGCACTCTGCCGCTAGTTCCCGCATCCCTATGGCGTCCGCTGGCGTCGGCCTGCCGAGCAGGGCTTCGTACACCCGCCGCTCTTCGCTGTTCAAATCGTCAAACAGTTCAATCTGCCGTCCGCCGCTCATAGGGGTTGCCTCCTTTTCTTCTTACGCGCTTCGCTTCTTCGCTTTTTCCGTTCCGCCCAGCGCGTCTAACAAAACGTCTCTCACCTGTCCCTCGGCTTCATTTCGCCCGCAGTAATTGCCTTTCAACACGCTATGCACTGTCGTCTTCTGGTAAGAAGTTCGCTCCGCCACCTGTTCTAAAGTCAAACCTAGCGCCGCTTTCATCTCCTCCAGACTGTGATTCGCCGCCACATGCTCCAGCTTCACTGTCTTCGAACCGTTCGAGAACGCCACGTCCAGCGCGTCCCAACACTCCGTGTTAATATCAATCGGCGTCCGCGCCAGCGCCGCAATCGCGTTCTTTGCTTTCTCTTCGAACAACCTTCCGTTCCCCGCCGCAGACGTCCTGTGCGCTATGTACTCTCGCGCGCTGGACGCCATCAGTTCTTGCGCGTCTATAACCTTTCGCCCCGTGCGAAGCCGACGGTAAATGTCAGGGGCGTATCTGGCGCAGTTGTCCAGAAAGCCTCTCCACCCCACAAACAGCACCCCTAGCAAATCAACCCGCTCCGCGTACGCCGCCTCGCTGAACTCTTTCATCCCTCGCATGAACTCCGACCTGTATCTGTGCGCTTCGTCCAGCACCAACCCCACATGCCGACCCTTCATCGAATACAACCACTCCCGCAACTGCGCGAATCGTATCTGGTTGCTCCTCTTGAACACTATCCCGCTCTCAGCCAACATCGGCTGCAACGCGTCGTACACGCACGCGAAATACACCTCACGCCGCCCCGGATGCCCCACATGCACCAGCGTCAAATCGTGTGTCTTCCCCGCGTGCTCGGTTAAGTCGTTTATCAGCGTCGTTTTCCCTGCGCCCGGTGGCCCGACAATCGCTCCCATCTCTCCCCGGTACAACCACCCGCTCACAAGGTCTAAACTCTTTAGGTAGTTCTTTGACCTGTATATCTCTTCCTTCAACGGCTTCCCGAACGGGTCGCTCTTCAATCCGAAGTGATCCATCAACTCGATGATGTTTATAAACTTCTTCATGCTGTCCCTCCGTTTTGTGTTTTAGTTATACTGCCTGCGCTCTTGCCCGCCTCACGTTCGCCGCGAGTTCCGCCACCGCTCTCATATCCCCCATCTTCTCCGCAACCAACTGCCGCGCGAGCCTCTCGTTCTCCGCGCCCAGCTTCCACACCGGCGTGCCCGACTCCTCCGCGAAAAACGCCAAAGCCTCTTCTATGCTGTCGAATCCAGCCTCCGGCGCGTCCTGCTTTATCTCCACCGTCCTCGCCCTCTGTAGCCCGGCCCCCACTGCCGCCCCCTCTGTCCTCGTCTCGTACAGGAACCTCTCAAGCGGCGGCAACTCAGACGCCATCTTCTTCAATTCCTCATTAATCCCATGCTTCTCCGCTCTGTATGTCCCGTCCATCTGCGGCGCGAAATCTCTCGTCGGCAACCACGCCATCGTCCTCGGATGCCTCACTTCCACTTCTCCGCTCCGGTTCCTCTGGCACAATACTTTCTCTCCTATCAACGCCGCCGGGCGTCCGCAAATCTCATAGTATCTGTTGTCAATCTGCACTCTCACCGACGCGTCAACCACTCTCTCAAACGTCCGCAGCATCGCGTCTCTCAGGTCGCAGCCCTCCGGCAAATCTCTCGCTTCCTGCTCCCTCATCGACGCCGCGTACACCTCGGCCCGACTCCGCCCGAATGCGTTGGCGCAGGATGACTTTTTGGCGTTGTAGGCGATAACGTAGTTTTTCAGAATCTCTTGCCACTCGTACAACTCTATGTGCCGCCGCCGGTTGACCAACAGTTGCTTTTCCAGCGAGGCCCACGCCGTCCGAAACGGCCTTTCTACCGCGCCCTTCGACTGCGAATTCCTCGCCTTATGCACGTCCAGCTTCACGCCCAGCAACTCAAGCATGCACCGCCCGCCCTCGCTGTTCGCCAGCGGCCCTTTGTCCGTATATACGATTTCCGGTAGCCCTCTCATCGGATGCCACGTTTTCGGTCTCCACGCCGCCTCTAACGCCTGCGCCGCTCCGTCGCTCTTTTCTCCCGGCGCTATTAAGCAGTACATGAAACCTAACCGACTGTAATGGTCTACAATTGAGTAGTAATAAAGTAGAAACCTCCCGGCGGGCGTTATCGCTTCTCCGTTGTCTCTCAGTCTCAGGTTCTTTACCCCTGATTCCTCTCTCTCCCTTATCCCCATTAGCCAGTTGCCCGGCTCTTCGAGTGGCCGTATCGGGTACAAATACTTGCTCCCAGAGCCGTCAAACATGTGCTTGTAATTCGCGAACGGAGACTCCACTCGCGCACAACATTCCTTCGAGGTTATACCAAGCTCTCTCGCTATCCTGTTCGCCGTCGTCTCGCTCACCGCTCCGGGCGGCAACAACCCGTTCAACTCCAGCAGCGCTATCGCGTCGCTCGTTGCCAAATCCGCCCGATCCTTCTCTCGCGTCGCCACCTTCAACGCAAACACAGTCTTCACATGATGCATTGTGTGCTCGCTCTTCTGCTCTCCCGCGTCGGCTCTTATTCCCCTCGCTCGCCCCCGGTGCGCCATCATCAGCCTCTCAAGCTGCCTCCGCGTCACACCCAACGTAAAAGCCCAATCATCCTTCACTCGCGACTTGTCGCCGCGCGGAGCCGCGCCAACCTCTTTTATCGCGGACGACACCATCTGCTCTCGCGTCAATATCCCAGTGCTTGTCTTTGCGCTCGACATATCCCCTCGTTATCCTTCCGTTGTCTCTGCCGCCGCCGCCTTCTTCTCCGCCT